ACACCAAAACCAAAAACCGACAGACCTTTTATCGCGGATTATAAACCAACACACCAACGAAGGCGATTTAATACTCGACCCGTTTGCGGGTAGCGGCTCGACGCTTGTTGCGGCGCACCGCTTACGGCGCGATTTTATCGGTTTTGAAATCGACAGCGAATACCATACCGCGGCGTCGGAATGGCTCGCCGCCGAACAAGCGCAATTATCAATATTTGATTTTATTTAGGAGGATTAAAAGCACTATGGAAGACAACAACCAAACCAAAAAGAGGAAGTATGGCAAAATCACGTTTTACGACGCCCAAAAGAACGAATTAAACGATAAAAAAATCATAGAAACGATTAAAAGGGCGGCGGAAGACTACGAAAACGGAGAGATAGTTGAAACAGCCTCAACCCTTCAAAAAATCGTCAACGAATTAAAGGAATTTATAAACAATAATTAAAAGGAGTATAAAAAATGAGAAAACTTTTACGCAGTATCGCCCGCGAAAATATGAAAAAAGCGGGTATTGAAAAAATCAACAAAAAGAAACCGCAAAAAGACGCAAAGGGCGGCACGATAAAGAAAAGTATTTTTTCGGAGCATTGGCGCAAATACGCCCATTTTATGCCCGAATTACATATCAAAAAGGGCAAAAGACGCCCAAAAGTCGCGCAAGCGGCGGCTCGTTAAAAAGGTATCAATTTATGACGGCAATTATTATTACGGTTTTAATTTGTATAACATTGATAACCCTTGCAATTATCGGAAAATCAAAAAATAAGTGAGGTACAATATGAGCGATAAACAATATAACGGTTACATCGAAGACGACGACAACGATACCAACAGCACCGACAACGGCTCGGTAGACGAAGAAACGGGCGAAATCAACGCCGACGAAGACGCGGGCGAAACGTTGCCCGCGGTAAGTGAATACGGCGGATATTACCCGACGTGCCGTTTTTGCGGCAAACAATCCTTACCGTTTGATAATTATAAAAGTCAAGCGGACGCAGACGAGGCGGCGACCTTGCGTTGCGATTGCGCCGAGGCTCGGCAATATCAAGAAGAAGTCAAAAGGCAAAAGCAACGCGCAATGAACATCGAAAAACTTAAACTCAAATTATCCGATTTTGGCGAGTATTTATCGGCGCGACACGTCGAACTCACCGACGAATTGTATAATTATTTGCTTTTGTCGGGTATAAGCGTACTTGACGGCGTTATTGCAAAAGCGACGATAAAACTTTCTCGTATTCAAACCAACATTACCACAAACAGCAAAGGCAACATCGTTATCGACTTTAAGTATTCCGACGCCGCAAAAGTAGAGATATAAACCGCACGGCGGGCGGCGGCACATCGTTAAAATAAGTTTTCTCCCCTTACCTTATTTGACGCGCCGCCTGTATAACTTTTTGAGGTATGATATGTCGAATTATAAAAAAGTGATGTTACGCCGCGGAATAATGCAAAAAGAACTTTTGGCAAGTATCCGCCGCGTCGATATGCGCGTCGACAGCCCGCTTTTGAGTAAGTTTGTAAACGATGTATGTTTACCGACAAAAACGACGCTTAACGCGATTTGCAAGACGCTCGATTGCGACGTTTTAGAATTGTACGACGCCCGCGAAATCGAACTCAAGCCGACACCGCCCGCGCCTCAAAAGGCGGAAGGCGGCGGCAATGCAACAAAAAAGACGGCGGCAACACGCGCCCGCCGTGCTAAAAACGATTTTTACAATCTTACCGTCGAAATACCACGCGACCTCGCCGAGCGCGTTTTAAATGACGCCGCTTTGCGAAAATTGGGCTTTTTAAACAAATCGGATTTTGTGCGGCAAGCACTTTTAAAAGCCGACGCAAGATTGTCAAAAATGAATAAAAACAAGCCGTAAGCAAACCCGCTTACGGCTTAACAAAACAAAAAAAATCGGGGCTGTCGCAAAGCACCACGACAGCCCCGAAGATTGACGCATAAAACATCAACCAAACCGTTATTATTATATCAAAATTACGGTGCATTGTCAACCCTTTTTGCCGCGGATTTACCGCCTTTTTTCGGGCTTGTAATCGGTATTATCTTTTCAACGAAGGGCGGCGGCTATTGGCAACCGCGCAAAGCAAAAAGCGGGGGTATATGCAAAAGGGGGCAAGACCCCCTATTGCGTTGTTGTTTTATAGTTTTTTATAAAACGAGGTTTACGCAATGGCACGTTATACACTCAACGACAAATACGACGATTTAGACGATATTTACGCTTATACAGATACCGACGCCGAGCGGTTGCAATACCTATACGATAAAAACATCAAACATTACCGAACTAAAACAATAAAATCGGGTGATGTGTTAGAGTGCGAAATATACCCGATATGGAACACCGCAAAATCAACCCGAAGGGCGCGTAAATTCCGCGAAAGCAAAACCGCTCAAAAGAATTTAAACGCTAAAAACGCGCAAAAAAATTTAATACGCCTTATAAACGAAAATTTCACCGACGAGGATATTTGGGGCACTTTCACTTACGAAACAAAAAGACTCCCCGCGACGATAGAGGCGGCGCAAAAAGAAATGACAAAGTTTATACGTCGTTTAAAACACTATGCCGCCCGTCACGGATACCCGCCGTTAAAATACGTTTATGTTACCGAGTTTTCGGACGACCCCGAAAAAGGCAAAAAAAGAGTACATCACCACATAGTTATAAACTTTGCCGACCGCGATGTCGCCGAGAAACTATGGCAGAACGGCGCAAGAACGCAGACCCGCAGATTGCAAGCAGACGAAAGCGGTTACGAAGGCTTAACGAGATATATTACCAAAGACCCGAAAGGCGCGAAAAGATACGTTACGTCGAAGAACTTGCGAAAGCCGCAAATCACGGTCGCCGATTATAAATTCTCTCGTAAAAAGGTAAACGACATCGTGGAAGGTCGAAAAGACCCGCAAATCGTCTTTGAGTCGATGTATCGCGGGTATGAAATTTTAAATTTTGAGTGGAAGTTAAGCGAATACATAACGGGTGCTTACGTTTACGTTAAAATGCACCGATTACGGAGGTAAAAAATGGACTTTATAAAACGCCGCGAAATCGTTACGGTCTTACAAAGATATATCGACAGATACGGCATAAAACAGTACGTCGAGCCCTTTTCGGGAAAGTTTGACATAATACAACGGATAAAATGCGACTATCGACTCGGTAATGACGTCGACGCGAAATTGTGCCGTAAAGCGGAAAAGAAAACAAACGGCGTCCTCGTTGGGTGCGCCGATTACCGCGATTTGATTTTACCGAAAAACGAAAAAGTGCTTATTTTTTGCGACCCGCCCAAAATAGACCGCAAAACGCAAGAAGAATTTGACGCCGCCGAGTTTTGGGCGTGGGTGTTAGACCGCGCCGCCGAAGGACATTACGTTTTCACCTTAACAGAAACCGCGCCTCGCGGATTTTACGTTGTATGGAACGCAACCACGAAAAAAGACAAAAAGTTGTATATTTACGGGGGCACGCTATGGTAAAGATAATTGAAAAGAAGATTTTGCCCGAATATTACGAGGCGGTCGATAAAGGCGTTAAAACTTGCGAATTACGAAAAGACGACTCCGATTATTGCGTCGGCGACATACTTATTTTGCGAGAATACCGCGACACGCAATACACGGGGCGACGCCTTTGCGTAAAAATCACATATATTTTGCGTAATTGCGGTTTTGGTTTACAAGACGGTTATGCGATATTGTGCTTTAAGCACTTGAGGGGGCGGCAAAATGTTTAAGGCAATAATCAACGTAATTTACATTGTAACCGTGCTTGTATGCGTCTTTTGCGTGCCCCTTTCCGCAATATTTTTGACGATAAAATTATGCGGCGTCGGCGGTATGTCTTGGCTCGGTGCTTGCTTGCCTTTTATTATCGCACTTGCCGTTTTGCCGTTTCTTTTGATAGCAAAATTTATTATCGACGGGAGGAGTGAATAATGGCAAAAAAAATACCGAAACACCAAAAAAACGGCGACAAAAAAGACGCCGCGAAAAAAAAGACCGCGCCGACGCCCGAAACCGAGGCAGAAAATGACGTCGAAAACCCGACCGCAAAACGCCGCGGCGCAAAAAGTCAATACGAAAATAAGGTAAAACCTTATTTGGAAGATATTGCCCGTTATACGCGGTGCGGAGTTACCGAGGGGCAATTATGCGCGTATTACGGCGTCGGTAAAACACAATGGGCGGCATATAAGAAGAATTACCCCGAATTAAACGAAACACTTTACGAGGCAAAGCAGATATTTAAAACCGAACTCGAAAACGCGGCGTATAAAGTGGCTTACGGTTACGAATACACCGAAGAAAAAACCGTCGAGGAAAAATCACCGACGGGTAAGGTTGTAAGCGTTACGACGACCACGCAAAAGCGGTACGCAAAGCCCGACCCCGCAATGATACAATTTTTACTTATCAATCGGTTTAAGGACGAGTACGCCCGCGACCCGCAAGTTATCGAATTACGCAAACGTGCGCTCGAACTTGCGGAAAAGGGCAAAATGCCCCTTGAAGGCGGTGAGGGCTTATAATGGCGATTGACCCGATACACGCTTTTTATTGCCGCCGAGAATGGTTGCAACTCGCCCACGCTTGCAAAATAAAGAGCGGCGGCGTTTGTGCGGGGTGCGGCGATGTGTTCGACTTAAACGACCTTCGACCGCACCACAAAATCGAACTTACGCTCGATAATATCGACGACGCAAACATCACATTAAACCCCGACAACATCGAGGTTTTATGTCATAATTGCCACAACTTAAAGCACGCACGATTTGGCTACAAAATAAGCGAAAAGCACGTTTACATTGTGTACGGCTCACCGTTTGCGGGTAAGACAACTTACGTCGAAACGGTGGCGACGCGCAATGACCTCGTTGTCGACCTTGACAAGATACATCGGGCAATATGTATATGCGGTTTACGCGACAAGCCCGACGCAACAAAGCAAGTTGCCTTTCGTATCCGTGATTTGTTATTTGACGAGATACGGACAGCGACGCCGCGCCGCCGTTGGCAAAATGCGTACATCGTCGGAATGTTTGCCGACCGATACGACCGCGAGGAGTTTGTGCGGGATTACGGCGCGGAACTTATACACATAGCAACACCAAAGGACGAGTGCATTAAGCGCGCTTGCGAAAACATCACGCAAAAATCATTACGCGACGCGGCGGTCGGGTGGATTGAGAATTTTTGGGAACGCTTTGTCGAGTGAACACGCCCCCCCGTCTTTCCGATTTTTTCGACGCGACGAAAGAC